TGCATTATGCGAATTTTGGGAGATGAGGGGAGTCCACGTCTTCTGGTGGTGGACTCTAGTCCCAAATTTGGGAAATTAATGGCTTAATGACCCTCGTTTTATTTTTTTGTTTCTACTTTTATTGCACCGTCTCGTGACACTTCGATAATTCCGTCGATAAGTGTCTGTTTAACGATTTCATGGAATATTTCTGTATCTCTCAGCGGTTTCTTACCAGCCTTCACTAAGTCTCTATTTAGTTTCAACGCGATTTCATTTAATGCGTGTTCTTCCTCATCAGTGAAGCGAAATGTCTTAGCCATCACATATTCCTTTTATAAAATAATTTAATTCTAAATGAATTTGTGATTTGTGCTTGTGTTTATATGTGATTTATGTTTTTATCCTCCTAAAATGATTTGTGAATTTGTGATTTACATGCTCGATCATCTCTGTATAAATGCTCACTTTGAATCAAGCTTTTACTCTTTGAGTGAAGGCGGTGAGTATTTTTTTGTAGATGTAGATTTGCATAGCTTGGATATTCCACTAGCAAGTAGGGCAGTTCACAGAAATGATGATGGTTCTATAACAGCCTCATCTTTATTTCACCCATATGAATCGGTTCCAACCAGTTTTACTGGTATGTCTCTAAAGTGTTTTTTTGATTCGTCTTATGCACCTTACATTCAAATCAAGGCGAGTCCTGCAAAGTTACGCCAAGGTCATAATGTTTTTGGTGACGATGACATTGAATTAGGGGCAATGGAAATGATTGGGTATTTTTATGAAGCTTATCCAACATTGGCTCGTATGATTGATTGGACTACCGCTTGGGTTTCACACATTGATGTGACTTATTCTGCGCGTGTTGGTGATCAGACTACAGCTAAGAAATTGCACGACTTTATGCGTCGCGTTACTAATGGTCAGACGCAACTTAGTCAAAAGCAAATGGATAATACAATTTATTGGGGCGGGCAATATTCACGTTTGATTAATATCAAATGTTACTTGAAACACATAGAGTTTATGGAGGAGTTCAAGGAACAACAGGCATTGGCTAAAAAGTGTGATAAGGCTGCAATGCGTGTCGTGAATATAATGTCTGATAGTCGTTTGATTAATTGGACAGTTGGAATTATGCGTTTTGAAGCACGTTTAAAAAAACGTTGGCTTGAACGTGCAGGAATCCCAACTAATCTTTTTGAACTTATTAGATTTCAGCGTGAAAATCCTGAGATATTACAAGCACTTTGGACTAAAGCAACTCATAGCATATTTGAAGCCTTAAGGGGTCAAACTATGAAATTAACCGATGATAAAAGTGTTCTTGAAGCCATATCTATGTCCCCAATAGTTGTTACAAACAGCGGGAAGGTTTCCCAAACACGTATCCGAAATATTTATGCAACTTTCTGTTTAATTCGTGAACATGGTTTAGAGGAGCTTGCAAAAATGCTTCCTAAAACAACATTTTACAGACAGATTGCCGAATTATGTGAATGCGGTTTTTCTAAAGCGTATTTACAGAACTTGCATGACAACAAGTCATCAAATGTCATTCCTTTCATGAAGCTCGTAGAAATCGACTTTTCTCAACAATTGCCTGAGTGGTACGAACCACCAGTTTCGCAATTTAATTATTTAAAACTTGCATAGGTGAGCTATGAACAATTCACAACATCCGATTATGACAGTTACAGGTATCCGTAAATCTGCTGGTGATTTCAAAGATGAGTCATCAGGTAAAACAATCGAGTTCTCGAATACGGTTGTAACTGTACTGCAAGAATATTCAGACAAGGAAAAAGAACAAGGCGCAATCGGTTTTAAATCGACTGACTACAAGATTAAAGGCGCTCAGTTCTTTAATGATTATCTGCATCAGGAATTACCAAACAAAGCTAAGTTGATTTTTGATTGGGATTTCACAGGCAAACAACCAAAGGCTGTATTAGTAGCTTTGGATTTTGATGGTGTGGAAGCAGCGTAATAAAGCTATATGAATCAAAGTGTTAATAATAAAACACTTCGTATAATGTATAATATGTCAATTAAATCAATAACTTAGGTTAATATATGATTAAAAACATAACACTAATTATGGGGGATAATCAAGTGGAATGTCCTAAATGTTACTCATATTTTCACCGCCAAATTTTGGCTTTTCACATGTCTAAGTGTGAGGGGTAATAAGAAATGGATATGGTCTGTAAGCAATTATCGTCAGCCGATGCTAATGGGGTGCAGACCTGTCTTACATGGGGTCAAGCCGATCTCTATTTACCACCAATGAGCTACGCCGAAGCAACACAAATTGGGGGCGCTTTTTGGTTATGTCTAGCAATCGTATGGGGAATAAAAGTCATACGAGTGCAAAATTTTGAAAAGTAAGGAGTTCATCATGAACACTAAAAAACAAGTAATGCTTCAACGTTTCAAACAAGCTGCTGTAGTAGCAACTGCTGCGGGTGCTGCTGCTGCATCTAACGCTGCTGTAGATACTACTGCAATCACTGGGGAGTTATCAGGCGCTGCAACTGCCGGTGCTGCTGTAGCTGCTGCTGCAATTTTGATTCCGTTAGGTATCAAAGTATTTAAATACATCCGTTCTGCATTCTAAGAACCAGTGTATTACATGCGAGCCACCGTAAACGCGCGAGGGCTCGCAGTCGCGTTTACGGGGTGAAGCATGGGTGATATTGGGGCGTATATATGGCTATTAATGATGATTTATATTGGTATAAAAATGTTTTAAAAAGAACAATTTCAACAACAATCCGCTTTTACTTATCTATCTCAATTATCCTTTCACCAATAATTCTAATGAACGAAGCTAATGCATCAGATGATGATTGGTGGACTAACCGTCAAATACAATTACAACAAGCTCGTGAAAACTATGCAAAACGTGTTTACGGCCGTGCTTTAAGAACCTTCACTGAACCTAATCCTGCAACTGGAAAAACGCGTACTGTAACTAAAGTTGTTGTAGCTGAAACTGTTCCAACAGCTTCGCGAGTCGGTTCAACTATGATGCAGCGTTTGGCATTTTATGGCAAAAATCCCGGTGTTCAGATGGTGGGCGTCATGGCTGTTGTTCAGCTTATTGAGGCTATTGGTTGGGTCATGCAAGATGGTACTTACGTTAAAAAGAAGCCTGGAGAGCCTGACCCTAAAAAAGGTCGATATATTTATACACAAACACTTTTTAATATAACAATTACAGAATATTCAGAGTCTTCAGGCGCTTCTGCTTTATGTCAATTATTTAAGGCTCAAGTTACATCAATTAAGTTTACGGGTACATATAGCTCATATCAGCTTGATAACCCGACAAATCCATCTCGTTTAACAGTGAAATGTAAAGTAGAGAATGGATCAGATGATATACGTAGTATGAATGTTGTCAAAAATCCTGATTATTCAGATAAACCACCGCCTGACACAATCATCCCTTTAACTGCGGGTCTTTTGGGTGCTGCAATGATGGGTGAAGGATATTCTGATCCTGTAGATTCATCTCTTAATAGTCGTGTTAATACAGGTGAAATGGACGGCTCTGTAGCTGCTGCATATATACATGATCCAACGAAAATTGGTGATGATTTAGCAACGGAAATGGATAATAAAATTAAAAATGCACCGCCCACACCTGACGGCAATCCGGCACCTTCTGGTGATCCTAGATACGCTACACCACCTTCAGAATCTTCACCAAACATGAATGACCGTTCATGGACTTATAATTCTGGTACTGCCGATGGTAACTCTAAACCTAGTACCGATAATCCCAATCCCAATCCTGATCCAAGTTTACCGCCTGATGGGGGTGGCCAGTCCATATCTATTGAATTTCCTGTCTTCTGTGAATGGGCATTTAAGATGTGCGAATGGTATGACGACTGGAAAAAGACAGATGAGTGGATGAAACAAGATCCAGATCATTCTGATCCTGAAGAAGTTGAAGTTAATGATGATGTAAAAGCAGAAAAAGTTACTCTTACAGGTTCAAATGATTGCCCCAAGGATTCTGTTCAATTTACGTTGATGGGACGAAGTTATACGATTCAATTACCTTATCAACCCGTTTGTAATGCTCTCATTTTCTTTAAGCCTGCGGTTTTAGCTGTAGGTGCGATTACCTCAGCTTTTATTGTGGCGGGTATCAATGTTAAGGGAGAGGATTAACAATGAGTTTAGCTAATCTTCTTTCCAAAGTATCAGAAACAATTTTATCTAGTGCCGTTTCTAAATTACTCAAAGGCGCGGGACTTTCTTTATTTACATATGGTGCAACACAGGGAGCATTTTCCTTAGCTGTAAGCACTATACAGAGTTATTGGGGCACTTTAGGCAATGTACTGTATGTCGTTGGCCTTAGTGGGTTTGATCAGGCGATTAGTATGGTTTTATCTGCAATAGCACTACGTGTTGCATTGACAAGTATGCAAGTTGGGGTACGTAAAAGTGATTAATTTAGTTTGTGGTCAACCACGTAATGGCAAATCTCAATTTATGGTGAAAACCATTTTAGATATGCTTGAAGAAAATAAAAAATTAGAAGAACAGGATAAACCAGTACGTCAAATTTATTGTGATATTGATGGTTTGAAAATACCTGAAATTGAACCTGCTCCAGATGATTGGCGTGATACTCCAGACGGTTCAATTATTATTTATGATGAAGTACATATGCGTAAAGCATATGAGTACAAGGGCAATCAATATTCTCAAGATCAGATGATTAAGGATTTAACAATTCATGGCCATTTCAACAAAGATATATGGTTAATTACGCAAGACCCTGCACGTATCGAGAAAGGTATTCATAAACTTATTGATAAGATGTATTTCATAAAGCGACCTAGTTCTAAACCTTCTTATACCAATGTTTTTGTGTTTGATAAGTGGTTATCTAGTCCTGAACCTGCGGCAAACCGTAATGCTAAACATAAAAAATATTTTGATCATTATCGTTTTTACTTTAAGGATGAATATCAAAAGCTTTACCACTCTGCATCTGACCATTCTAGTATTAAGTTTAAGTTGCCTAAACAAATATTTATTTACCTTGCAATCATTTTGGGAATAGTAGGTTTTATTGTTTTTGGGTTAATGAATACGAATACTTTTAATGTGAAACGCTTTGAGGAGAAACAAAGTGCATCCAATTCCAAAAAAGATAATAAGACGGATGGTCAAACGGCTAATCAGAAGACTGACGAACAGAATCTTTTACTAGATCAACAATGTTCTAAACAATATGGATTAACTATAGAACAATGTGCCGATCTGCGTGATCCCTCTAAAAGAAATGCTGACTTACTGGCTAAGGAGCAGAACGACATGCAAAGTATTTCTTTAAAGTACAATCCAAATAAACCTTATGAGGTTGATGTTAGTCAAATTAATTATGAAGTAACTTCAAAGCCAGTTTTTAGCGGTTGTATGAAGCAAAATGGACGTTATGTCGCATATACACAACAAGGTACGATTTTGCATGAGGTTTCTCAATCAGACTGTAAACGTCTTTTGAAGCATGCTGGTGATAGACCTTTTAATTACTTTGCTCAGCCTCGTAATGAAACATTAAATCGGATTGAGACAGTGAGTACAGATTCATTGAAAAATGACTCTATGGAACAGACTCAGCAGAAACAGTCTGAACGTGTTCATGTAGTTGATCATCATCCTGTTTTTTCAGAAACTGATATTACAAAGCCTTCGATTTGATAAGGTTTAAATTTCTTTTCTTTGATTACTAAAAACCGTCTATTTGATGTAACGTAGTGGTATAGAAAAGTGTCTTCAGGGGAATTGAGACACATCGAGTAAACAATTAAATCTTGTACAGTTTTTTGCGTGTCTCAAGGCGTAGTCTAGACACTTTGACGGGTGGTATATGCCAATTAAATATTATGATCTTGATAATAAAACTCCCATTGTTGTTGATCTAACATTGGGCGAATTAACGGATATTTATTTTACGATTTTTGGTTCTGGCGGTTCTGACAATATGCCTGCACTTAAGAAAATAGAAACTAAATACACTCCCTGTCATATGTGCCAAAATCTGATTTTAAAACAAGATTATGAAGCACATATGCAACAACATTGGGATGAAGAACAATGAAACATGATGCACATGTACTTAAGTTTAAAATGCAGTTTTTTCCTATTCATGTTTTTATTTTTACAGCTATGTTTTTCTTCTTAACAGGATTGTTATTTTCTTCTTTCATCTCTTTAGTTAAATGCTCTATTTAAGCTGAAATGATTTTATGAAAAACTGAAATTTTTCATAAAATTTTCAGCACATTTTTTAGCGTCTGAAAGTTCGCATAATGTGATGTCCAGATTATGTTACTAAGCCCCAGTGAGAACATTTTTAGTCTCACGGGGCTTTTTAACATCAATC